AGCATTTTTCACTGGCTCTAATTCAACGGCTTGTTTTACTGCGTATGTTCAAACTCCGGCAAGTGCTGTCATTGCAATTCATGAATATTTTTTCACGGATTTCAAAGCACTTTCCAATTTCTTTGACGATTTTCAAACTTCGTCAAATGTCTTTGACGCTTTGTCCACCGCTTGAACTACTATTTCAACAACTTTTGACATTTTTATTTTTTTGATCTAAAAGTGGCTTTTTTCTTTTGTGCTTTTGCTTCCGAACTTCGCTTGATCAATAATCAATCAATGATTTCTTTTGGCTGTTCCATGAACTCTTGATGTGTCCGTCAATATTTATCAATAAACAACAATTCAACCATTTCAAAATCTCCGTCTATTTTTCCGGTTGCTGTGTATCTGTCAAATTTATATCTGAATTCGTCTTTTTTTTTTGATCTGTTATTTGTTCAATAATTGCTGTCAATTCATTTTGGATTTTATTGAACAATTCAAGATCCGTCATTTCTTGTAAATATTTTTTCTTTTCTTCTGCTGTCTTTTCCACTCAATCAATCTTTGTGCAAAATATTGGAAACAAATCAAAACACAATTCAAATTCATCTTGCGTTTTGTAATAACTCCTTAATGCAACCGAACATTTTTGTCGATCTAACATGTTCACAATTTCTTTGAACTCAAATTTTGTTCATCAAATAGTTTTTTCCATACGAATTATTTTTTATGAAATAAATCTTCATGTGACTTTGTCAATTGTCCTTTCTTGATAATGTAATTTGTTGTGTTCTTCTTTGGTCATCAATCTCAAATTACTTGGCAAATTATTCAACTTGTTTCAATCAATATGGTGGACAACTTCGCCGTCTTTCAATCTTCTACCAATCAAATCTTCCATGATCAATATGTGTTCTTTTACACGTCAATTTGATTTTCCTTTATGTTCTCAATCAAACCGGATCGCATAATATCAATCATGTGTAATAACTTTTTGTTTTGCTTTTTGTCTTTCACTTATTCTTCTATTTTGTCATTTTTCTCAAACTCGCTGTGTCTTTATTGCTTCTGTTCAATATCTTATCGGAATTTTATAATAGTTCAATAGTTTTGTCATTGTTCTGCTGTTTATTCAATATTCCTTGTTCATCTGTCTAAATGATTTTTGATTTTCAACATACTCTTTTTGCAATAATTCTTTCGGATACTTTGTGAACATTGTGTTCCTTATTCAATGGATCATGATATTTGATTATAATATAAATACATCTACATTTTATATAAATCAAATATCATTTCAAGTTATTCTATAACTGGCAAAATTACACAACGGTCATTTGGATGTAGGGGGGGATATGGTGTCGCTGAATAGTCAAGTTTTAATTCTCAACCGTTCGCCCCGATCAACACATCCCCTTTTTCAAAATAATTTTCACCCAATCAAATGACTTTTCAATTCATAGGTCAACAATATTCACAAACTCTTTCATCCAATGCGGTGTATCGTTGTTTCTTTTCAACAACTCCGCTTTGTTTTCGTCATAATTCTGACGCAAAATTTCCGGCTCTTACTGTTTCCGTTCTAACTATCATGTCCGCCCTTGTTGTTTTCAATTCTGTAAATGTTCACAAAATCAAATCACGTCATGCGTCAAATGACAATCAATCTTGAATAATCTTTTCAAAATCTTTTGTCAATTTCTTGTTTGTGTCGCCGTCTATTTCTCCGGCGAATTTATATATATTTCTTTTCAACTCTTTTTCTATTGTCTTTGACAATTCAAAATGTTGATCAAATTGTCAAATTTCAATCAATGCGTTTTCTGCTTCGGTCTTTACAAGTTCGTCTTGTGCGTCTTTCAAGACATTGTAATAAATCATGGATCGTTTTGTTATACTCAAAAGCGGAAATTTTTTCGTTGCTTTTGTTGAAAATCATTTTTGATTTTCTTTGTATCGTTCCGAATACTCTTTCAAAATTTCTTTTTCTTGCTTTTCAAATATTGTTTGGATCAATTCAAAATATCGGTCATTGAACTTGTTGTTCCTTTCCATTTTCTTTTCCCAATATCTTTGATTATATTCTTCCGTTCATCTTGTATTTTCTGCAATTGATTTTGAAATTATTCATTCAAGTTTATTTCTCAATTCTGGATTGATCCTTGATCATAAAAAACCTTTGTCATTGTCAAGGTCAACAACTTCTTGTTCTTGATTTCAAACGTCGGATCATGCTCAATATGCACCCAATATGTATGCACTTCTTAATCTGTCACCGTCGGCAACTGGTGGCAAATTTCTTGACGCTCTGAATTCGTTCAATGTTATTCAATTTGCAAGTCGGTCTTGGCGTGTTTCTGTCAAATCACTTGGAATAATATTCACAAACTCAAACCAAACTCAATCATCAAATAATTCTTTATTCAATTTTTCTGCGATCTGTTTTGCAAGTGGCTCAACCACTCTTTTTGCAAAAATCCTTTCAAATGATCTAACGTTCAACGCTTCCCCACCTTCTCAAAGTCCAATCATGGCTTTTGGAACTCCAAAAAATCACAATATTTCGTCACGGTTGAAACGACGTCATTCAACAAAATCCATGTCCTTTTGATTATTTTTCACGGATCTATATTTCAAACCGCCGGTCAATATTCAAATTTTTTGGCTGTTGTCTGTTCATCTGTATTTTTGATCCCGTTTTGTTTGTATCTTTTCAACTACTTCTTGCGACAAGTTTTGTTCTGTTTCCAAAACTCCGTCAACATTGGCGTTATTATAGAAAAATTTCCAATTATATTTTGACGCTTGATAATCTGCGTCAATTGCTGTTGCTATTCATTCAACGTCGGACATTCCCATATAATTGATCGGATATGGAAACAATGGATTAAAATTTATAAACGAAATAATTTCTTCCGGTTGAAATCTTGTCTTTCTTCCTTGTCCCAAATCGTATTCATAATATTGGATCGCTGTCCTTGTATCGTTCAAAATTGGTGTCACTAAATCTGAACGCAAAACAACCAAATCAACTGGTCTATTTCAAACCATATTTTTTCGGATGTAGCAAGCACCGTTCAATTTCATATATGAAACAATATTGATCAACAAATCGTGTGTGATCAAATCAAAAGTTTTGTCATTGATTGGCGTTCCTTTTCCGTCTGTCACTTGTCTGTCTAATCATGCGACGGCTTTTGCAATTGTGGAAATTGCGACATAACATCGTCCCTTGTAAAAATGCAAATAATCCGTCCTTGTCATTTTTTTCAAATCACGGCTTGAATATTCATCAAAAATATTCACTCGCAATCAATCTTCCATTGCTTCCATGCTTTCAAAACTTTTTCTTGAAAAAATTTTCTTTATTTGGTCTTTGAGTTTCATTTTTTCTTTTGTTTTGAAATAAATTGTCATTCATTTTCATCAATAGTCTTTTCTTCATCATTTTCAATAATTTCTTGATTTTTTCTGTCCTTTTCTCTTGGAAAAAATTTGATCTTTTTCATTTTGGCTATACGATAGGAACTAAAACGCGACAAATCAAATTCGTCGATATATACAACGCCGGTCATTTCTCCATGTCAATTTCTCCAAATGTTCCACCGGTTGCGTCAACTCTTTCAACCACCCCGGACAACGTCCAATCTTGATCAAATGCGTCAATGACTTTTTCAAAACAATTCAACAAAATGTCCATTGCGTCCGAACGGCTGATTGTGTTCATTTCTTGAACAATAACAATATTAAATGTATATGATCTGTAATTATACGCCGTGTCTTCATAAACAGACGACAATTCGGACGGCTCAAACATAACGCAAGGAAAACCGTCGGTCTTTGTTGTAAAATAGTTATAATCTGAAACAAAAACTTTTCCGTCACCGGTCAATGTATCTAATTTATTTTTGATTGCTGTTCTTACTTCGGCAATTGTTCTGATTGGCAATGTCATTTTTTTATGAATTTAATTGTAAAACCATTTTTTGAACTTCGGCGTCAAATATTCCGTCAACTTGTTTTTCTCATTGATCCACTGCACGATCCATAAATGGATTTGCTTTTGTTCCTTTCATGCGAATTGCACGCCGAACGGATCATGGATTTAATCAATGTCTGTTCGCCCGTCATTCTATTTTGTCAAATGGTGCTGTGTGTGGCTTTGTTCCGTCATGAACATAAACGGCATAATCCACCGGATTGAATAAACGTCCAAATGATTGCTTGAACTCCGTTTGAAATCAATTTCTCAATCTTCATTGATCCGTTGGTGTTTCTTGAATTGCGTATCTTTGTAATAATATAATTGATTTTTTAATTGAACGATCAAACATATCTTGAACAACTTCTTTTCAAAATTGATCTGCTATTTCTTGAATTTGTTTTTCGTCATATTCAATATCTATCATTCATTTTTTGGCAAAACTAAAACAACGCGAATTCTATCAATCATGATCCCTTTGACGTGTGCAAAACTTTTGACTTGATAATCTGTTCCGTCAATTGTCAAAATATCGCTTTCCTTTACGTCAAAAGGTGCGTCACATTCAAAATTTCGGACTTGTCAAAATCTATCAAGTCAAACATCTTGATTTCTTGAACTTTCCGGCGACAAATATCATGTTGCTGTTTCTTGCGTTGCAACATATTCGGACTTTTTGTTTCCGTTGGCGTCGGTTGTATATTGTAATCTTTTGACGGTTGCTTCGTAATAATCAAGCATAAACATTGACATTTTCTATATTGAAAAAACAATAAAATCGTCCAATAATATTTGAACGTCTTTTGTGATCGTGGATTTATCAAAAACAATACTTGTTCATGAAACGCTTTCGCTGGACAATCCGGATTGTTTTGATGTCGCTTTCAAATTTCAAACGATCAAAGCAAGTGCAAGTTTCAAATTTTCGTATTCTGGCGGAATTGAATTGAAATCTGTGAATAATGGTGCGTATGTAATTCTTATATTTTGAAATCATCTGAAAATTGGACGGCAAAAAACAACGGATCATTTTTTCAAGACATATCGTTTCGCTGGCATTGTTTGTCGGCTTGTTTCGTTTTGTCGTTGTTCTGCAACGTATTCAATTTTATTTATTGCGGACGCGTCCGTTTTCAAAAACAATTCACGTTCACCGGCTCAATCAAAATAATCCACTTTTTCGTCTTCAACATTCAAAAGATCAATTCATGTCATTTTCTGAATTTGTGCATTTGACGCTTTCAATAATATTGTCAATTGTGCGTCTTGGCTGTTTCCAGTTATTTTCAAAACTGTTTTGACATAATCCAAAGCATTTGCGACATTTTGATCGTATGTGGTTTGTTCTTCTGGCATTTCTTATACATTCAAAATAAAAAAAAGCGTCCATGAAATATCATGGCAAAATTTATTTGTGATATTCCGGCGACGCTTTCATGATTTGTTTTGTTTTTAATCTAAAACTTCAAACAAATTTCTATATAATTCAAATATTTTTTTTGAAACATTATATTCGCAATCTTTTTTGAATGATCATCTATTCATCAAACATTTTACATGGATTTTTCATTCAACGTTTTCGTCTGTTGTGTTTTCTTCTTCGTCTTTTTGTTCGTCGTTTTCCGGCTTTGTTTCGTCCGGATTTGTTAAATTTTCGTCGTTTGGTGTTTCGTCTGGTGTTGTTGTTGGTTCGTTGGCATTTTCTATTCAATTTTCAACGTTTTGATTTTCAACATTTTCGTCTATTGTATTTTCTACAACTTCAACATCTTTTTTTTCTTTTTTACTCATTTTGTGAATAATTATGATCTAAAACATTATTCGCAAAAGTGGATTTCTCCACCCTTGCGATAATATTTCAAACAACTGCTTTAATTTTAGCTTGCGGCTGTTGTCAATTTTGAGAATGCTTGTGGGAAGATAACTTTTCAAGCAATTCTTTCATTTGCTTTCAAAGATTGGATGTCTTTTTCCCAATTTCCGCTCATGTATCAAACTGACATTGTCAATTGTCTGCGATCTCCGAACGCATAGTGTTTCAAATCTCCGAATAATACGAATGAAGTTGAAACTGCGTCGTCTGTATCTCATGGCATAACGTCTGTCACTTCTAATGGATAACCTAACAAATAATTTTCAAGTTGACCATCTCTGATTGATCTTGTTGAATAGAATATAGGTTGATCGTTCTTATCTTTTAATTTTTCAATATATTTAACAACGTCTTGTGACATGATAAATCTTGGCTGTCCGTTTCTCTTGTATTTTACTGGAACGGCTCTTATCAAATCAATTAAGTCGTCGTATGTTATATCTGCAAAACTTGTATTTCATGATCCCATAACAACTTGATTGATGTTTGTGTCGGCAAGTAATGGTGTGAATTGAGTTGAACTTGCAAGAACATTTGCGTCTTCAAACTCCGCCATTTTTTCTCCGATCAACTCTGACATCAAACTCCATATTTCTTGATCTGTCATGTTGTCTTCAATCAATTCGTTTGTTGCTGAAACCAATGCTGTTGCTTTTTTTGCAACTAATTGGATCTGTCAAACTGTTGGCTTGCTTTCTGTATATGCGTTTCATTCTGCTGTCCAATATACAACGATTGAATTTGTTATTGCTGATATGTCTTTTGTATCTGTTCCCATAGGAATGATCCTTGCATATCTCCTAACAAGTCCATAAATTCAAGCAACTCTGAAAACTTCTCTTGCGAATTCAACTGGAACCATGTATCATCATTCTGCGTCTGTTCACTCGTTCAAATATGTTGCTTTGACGTTTGTGATTTCTGCGTCATTGTGACATTTTGCAAGTGCTTTGAAGAATGCTCACATAGTTTTTTTTGCTTTGTCTTCGCTTTCTTTGTCTTCGCTTGTCAATCCGAATTTTACTGATTTGTTTAATTCGGCAATTTCTTTTTGAAGATTTTCAACTTTCTCTTGCATTTTTGCGTCAACTGTTGCTGAAACAACATCTGGCAATGTTTCTTTGAGTGTCTTTTCTAACACTTCTTGTAATTCTTTTGTTTCCATTGAGTAAATGTGTAATAAATAAAAAAGTTTTTTATAACTTGATCTTATGCAAAACGTCTGACACAACTTTGGAAACATTTTGCAACGCTTCCTTTTGCATTTTCATCTTGGCTTCCATGTCGTCTTGATCAACGGCATTGTCCTTGTCGTTGGACATTCAAGATTTTATTTCTTCAAGTAATTCACGATTTGTTTTTTGCACTGATTTTGATAGTCGCACTCTTTTTGGCTCTACTGCTTTTGGCTCTCAATCAATCAATGCTTGTTCTCCTTTTATTTTCCATGCTTGATCATAATAATCCCGTCAAGTTTCATATTCAACAAAGAATATGAAATGTTTTGTGTAAACTTCAAGGATCCATGCATTTTGTCCATGAACTGCACGAATTTGATCTTTTAATTGTTCGTATATATCACGTTCAATATTTACTTCTTGCAATTCCTTTATTGTTTTTTCTTCGTCATTTTCAACACTTTCTTGATTATTTTCGTTTTGTTCTTCTTGATTTCCGTTTTCGTCGTTATTTTCAATTGAATTTATTTCGTCAATTGTGTCTTGTTCCATGCAAGACGTGTCGTCGTTTTCATTGATTTCTTTAATAATTCCGTTTTCAATACAAGCGTCCAAAACGTCTTTGCTCAAACTCAAAGCATTTGGATTGCAAGGAACTGGAACAAAAGACAATTCAAGCAATTCTGCTTTTGTGATTATCTTTGAATTGTTGGCGTCCCTTTCTTTTACGATAAATCAAACTGAAACTGTTTTCAAAATTCATTCTTCATATAATTGACGCAATTGCTGTCATGATTTTGTTCCGGCAAAAATTCACTCAACAATCAATTGATCATTTTCAACATATACTTTTGTCGCTTTTCAAACGACGTCGTCCATGTCATTGTATTTGTGTCCAAACAATATGATCGGATTTTTGAAATAGTTTTTCAAATCCCGTCCGTCAATTTTTATGCTTTCTCAAACTCTGTCAACTGTTTCGTCACTTGCAACAACCTTGAATGTTCAATTTTCTATATTGTCCATTTTTGTTCAAATTTCTTTGATCTTTGAACAAATTTCTTTTGCAAGTTGCTCTGAATATTCTTTCATTTGTTTATTTTACAAAATAAAATTTTTAATATGCACTTTGTGAATTTATCAATTTTGCTGTAATCATTGAATTGTCGTTCATTGAATATAATCCCCTAAAAGTCAAAGTCTGTCTGATCAATGCGTTGTTGTCTTGATTTTTTGCATATTCTGTCATGATAACATTTGCAAGATCAAAAGTCAATGTTGGATGTCCGGTTGATAATGTTGTGTCATTGTCAACGATTTCAATTCTCATTGCTTTTTTTACTCCGTCCATGTATATGTTCTTATATGTTGCGTCGTCCCGTAATAATTCCATTGATCATTCAATATTGAAAAATGTATTGCAAAAATCCAATGGCTGAACTGATCCCAAAACGTCAACGTCTTCAAGGTTTTTATTTATAGTCAATGTCACTTGTGTGGCTTGAATTGAACTTGCACTGTCCAAACCGCTCAAATCGTCGGCAAGATAAACTTGAACGTGTTTTCATAATAACGCGAAATCGTTTGAATAACTTGGCGTCAATGTTGCGTCATTTCATTTCTTTGATTTGAAATCACTTGATATTGTCACAAAATTTCATGTTTCGGCTGTTATTTCTGCACTGTCTATCATTGCAAGTGGAAATTGTCTGTCTTGCGTATCGTCGGCAAGTCCTATCGTCAATGATTGGTGTTGATTTGTTTCGTCAACTGAAAATTCGTGTGTATATTCTCCACTTGATCCACTTGTTGAAACTGATCCAAACAAATTCAATAAAATATATCAAATTGCGTTGGCGTAAACATTACACTCAAAATTTCATTCGGCTCGTTGCTTTACAACGTGTCAGTCAAAACTATCTTCAATCACTCCGATTGAACTTTCATCAATCACTTTTTCGCTTTTTTCATCGAAATCAAGGCTTGCTTTTGGACACCATAGTCAAGGCGTGACGGCTGTTCACCTTGTCGCTTCCTTTCAAAATCAAACGTTCACTTTACGTCAAATGTATTTTCCCATTTTTTTTGAATAAAAATATAAAATTATTTTCAATATACAAACGCAACCTATGTTTTCAAGTCTTTTTTATTTTTCGCGACATTTTGACGTTCGATCAAATCGGACATTTTCTTTTGCAATCTTTGAAACGTCCTTTCATTGTCGATGAATAATTTTTTCATGATTTGTTTTTTCGTAAAGCGTTTTTGATACAAAAAAATCAAATATGCTTTTTCACGGCTTTTCAATCAATCGAATATTTTTTGATCAATGAAATGTGGTGCAATCATTTATTTCAATATTTTGAAAATAAAATCAACAAATCACGCAACCGCAAGAACGCAAAGACATTTTCACGCACAAACTGAATTGACTTCAATTGGCGTGTTTATTGCGTCCAATCCAAAACGAAACAACAATCACCGCAACAATCAAACAAAAAATGTGTATAAAATTTTCATGAATATTTTTTTATTTAATAAAAATTTGGCTCGTTGCGTTCAATCAATTCAAAATAAACACGCATTGAAATCACGTCCGCAAGATCCGGCGAACGTCAAATGATTTTCTTGATTTCTTCTTTCGGGATTATTTGCAACGGTCAATCTTTTTCAATTTTCCACGCTTGGATTGTGTCCAATTCTTCAAGAATTTTTGTTTTCAAGTCGTCGTCTATTCATGGAATTGACAATGATCAATCTTTGATCCATTTTGCAAGCATGAAAAAACATTGTGAACGCAAATTCAAATATGTTTTATTCAATCATTCTTTTTCTTGATCCGTTGCGTCTTTCATTGGAATTGGCTTTGATCCACCTTGAAAAATTTCACAACCCAACCCGGACAAACCCCGTCAAAGTCATGATCCGTCATAAACCATATTTTTCAACTTCACATTGTATTCAATTTGTTTTTGTTGCATGATATGTTTGACGCTTTCCGGCGTGCTTTTTTCTTCAATGATCCATTCAATCGTTTTTCGTCAATCCCAAACGGAAACGACGGTTGTGTCTTTTCATGATCCGGCGACGTCCGTGATAATATATTTTTCACCCGTCATTCATGGATTTGTGAATATTGATTGCAAATCACGGTATGAATAAACCTTGTTTGTGTCGTCGTCATATTCCCAATTCCCGAAATATAAACGTTGTTTCATTGGTCAATCCGGCATGAGTGACAATTTTTCAATATATCATTTCGGACAATATGGATTGTCTTTTGCTAATATTTGAATGAATTTTTTGTGTGGCTCGATCGTTCCGGCTTTTTGTGGCTTGTAAAAATCTTGATAAACCCAATTTTTTCAAGGGTTGCAACTCATCAATAACATTGGCTTCAATCCATATTGTTCGTTTTTCCGTCTTCAAATACGGCTTGAAAAAACTTGATATGCTTTGTGTGTAATCTGAACGGCTTCGTCAATAAATCCACCGGTTATTTCTAACGATCACAAATCGTCAAAATCCGGATCCATTGACGGATAATATTTCAAATCTTTCAACATGATTTCTGATCCATTCCAAAATTTCACCGTGTTTGGACTTTGTGGATCATTGGCACCGGAAATCTTGAAATGTTTTCATTCAATCAATCAAAAATCGTTTTTCAATAATTGCGTCAACGTTCTCAATGACGTGGCTTTCAATGTTGTCATTTTTGAACGTCCCAACGCCCGACGTGTTCATGGAAAATTCAAACACATTGTCGCAAGTCGTAAACAACCCGTGAATGTTTTTGATCCACCGGCACCACCACCGATCAACAATTCCAAAACCGGATTTGATTGATCAAATAATATGTCCCGAATTTCTGTTTGTTTTCTAAAAAGTTTTATTTGCTTTGTCATTTCAATTTGTTTTTAATGTAAACGGCGACGTCGTATTCATTGGACAAATCAATTTCTTTTTTGCAACATTCGTTCTTGATTGATTGACGTCAAATTCAAAAAATTTCAACCAACAAATTCAAATGCAATCGTTTTTTTTTACGATCGGAAATTTTCCGATTTCTTGTTCAATAATTATTTCATTTTTCAAACATATATTATTTTATCATTCATGATATAATAATATTTTTATATTATTTTTGAAAAAAAAATCAAATAAAAAAAATGACGATTATTCATCGTCAATTTCGTCTTTTGAATAATCGTCCGGCAAATCTTCGCCGTCCCTTACTATTTGCACCAACGGTCATGACGTGTTCAAATTTGCGTCAATCGTTCCCGTGTTTTGTGCGACAATCGTCGGCTCTCAAAGTTCGACTTTTGTCATTTTCCATATTTTTTCAATATCTTTCATGTTGATCGGTGCTTCGTCCGGCTCTGTGTTCGCTTTTTTCACGTATTGATTTAATTTGACTTTCATCAATTCAATTGCTTGTTTTTTCGTTTTGAAAAGATCTTCAACCGGAATTTCCAACTTTTTCGCAATTTCGTTTTTCTTGCGTTCCAATGCTTTCGCCGTTATGTCGTCAAGTCGCTTTTGCTTTTCCTTTGATCGTCATTTCGTTATTTCACGCACCCTTGAATTGAACGTCAACCCTTTGTCAAGAAAAAACCCGTTCACTTCGGAAATTTCTGACATGAAATATTCAAGTTTCAAAGCGTGATAATCATATTTTGTTGCTTGCATGATTTATTCTAATAAACAATAAAATCCAATTCGTCGGAAACAAGTATTGTGTCAACCGGTTGTTCGTCCAATCGTTTCAATGCTTCATCTTTTGTTTCAAACTTCAAATCGACAAAATCACCATAATGATCAAACACTTTCACCGTGTGTCGTTTGTTTCGTCGTCATTCTTTTTTCTTTTGGATTATGTAGTGACTTATTTCACCCCGTCCGTTATGCTTTCAAATAATACAAACGGACATTTTCATTGCTGAATATCTGTCCCAAATTCTGTCAATTATTTCTTTTTTGCTTTTCATGATTATTTCAAAATAAGTAAAAGTCAAAGTCAAACCATAGCCCACGCCGGCAAAAGATCGACAAGAATTCGACGGATTGTGTCAATCTTTTCAATTCTTTTGTCTAATTCTTCAATTATCTTTTCAAGTTCTTTTCTCTTTTCTTCAATTGTCTTTTCGTCCATTTCTTGCGAATATATTGGATCGTCTTGAATTTGTCTGTTCATTATATGTATAAATCACATGATAAATCGTCTTTCCATAACGTCAATTTGTCTGTTCCATATCGGTGACAAACGCAATTTCTTAATATTTTTGAAACATTGTCATTCGTATAATTGAAAAACGATTTATTCAAGAATTCGTCCAAATTGCGTTTTTCTATCATGAAACATTTTCTTCACGGCTCGAAATAAACACCGCCGTCAAATGCTTTTTCCCCGATCGTAAATCTTGGACAAACCATTCAAACGTCATGTCATTCATCATTGAAACCGTCAATCAATCTTTGAAAAAATGTTTCAAACATGACAATATTCGGATCCATGACGCAATAATAATCATTGTCTAATTTTTGCATGACTTCTTTGACTTTGTCTTCCGTTCAAAACTTTTCAACCCCGAAACATTCGAACGTGAAGTCTTCTTCTTCATATTCTTTGAACACTTGATCCATTCAATGATTGAAAAATTTCGCCATTTCGTTTGTCGATCAAACAAAAGCAAAATTGATTGTGTAAATTCACCTTGATTTTTTCACGGCTTCAATCATGCGACGAAATCCAAATTCGTCAAGTTGTGCAACGTTTGGAACTATCAATGCAATTGTCATTTTTATTTTATTTTTGATAAATCGTCAACGACTTGTTCTTTGAAACAATTTTCTTTGTAATATTCCCCTTGATACGAAACAAACAAATCAATCAATGCACGTTTGAATTCTTTTGATCGACAATCACGGTTGACTTGAAACACTTTGATCAACTGTTCAACCGGCGTGTCATTTCAAAACACAACGTGTCGATCGATATGTTTTCAAACGTCCCGATTTTTTATATTGTCCGGATCATTCGTTCAATTCCTTGATTTTGGAATTCTATGGTGCTTGTTTGTTCTCATTTTTTATTTGTTGCAATAATAAATCAAACCTTTTGTCACTTCGCCCGTGTTCAATCAATATGTGTATTCGCGAATATTGATCTTGTTTGATTATTCTGTCAACCCTTTGTTTTCATTCCGGATCATTCAAAGTCATACTTCAAAAATGCTTGATTTTGATTTCGTCCGTCCAAATTGATTTGATCTTTTGTTCCTTTATCTTTTGAAATATTCGGTCATCTGAAAACCGCAATTTCAAACGATTGTCAATCGGTCAAATCTTTTTCCGCACGTCTTTTCTTGTCGCCCGTGCGTGTCATGAAATGTTGTCCGGATTGATCTTTCGGATTTTGTTGAAATCAAAACAACGTCTTCACGCAACAAAAACCGGATTGACAAATTCATTTTCGATCAATAATTGTTCAATTTTTTCGTCGTATTTATCGGAAAAAATTTCAATGTCATCATTCACAATGAATATATTGTTGTTTGAACAAATTTCAAATGATTTGTTCCGCAAATCGACAATTCATTTGTCGGTTTGTTCCTTGAATATGATCAATTTTCAATCTTGTTTTTGTCGAATTTTTTGCAAGAAATCGGCTTTTTCATTTGTTTCAAAATCGTTTCAATCAATTCAAATCACCAATTCAATTTGATTGTTCGTCTTTTGCAACAATGATTTGATTGTTTGATCTGTGAATTCTGATCGTTTATAAACTGTCATGAATACGGACAACATTTTTTGATTTATACTTTGTAAACTTCACCATTTGTTCAATAATGATCAAGAATGACTTTTTTGTGTGCGAATATTTGACGTCATCAAAGACGGATCCTTTCATGAAACAAAATGTCTTCGGAATTCATTGTTTTGATTATTTGAATTTTTCCGTCATCGTCAAGTTTGATCAATGGTGATCAAATAAAGCGTTCCAATTCAACCCGTTCGTTTGTGACGGTTGGTATATAGTGGCACAATTTATTTTCAAACGGGCAACAATCATATTTGATATATGCTTTTTCAAGAACTTCGCGTTTGTAAAGCACAAAACCCGTTCAACAATTCGCAACTTCAAACACGTCGTTCTCTGTTTCGGGGATCTGTTCAAACGAAACATATTCACGGAAACCGCGTTCATCATATTTCGCGTCAAATATTGCAAGTCATGTTGAATTTCTTTTTCTGATTATTCATGAAATGACGTCTTTGTCGGCTTCAATCAATAATTTCAACGCGTCATTGTTCAATGGTGCATTGTCATCGTCGCAAAATAACAAATAATCATATTTTCATTGCAACGTCATTTTGATTGCTTCATTTCTTGCAACATGAATGATCTTTCTTTCGATCACAACACAATCCATTTCAAATCATTCCGGCACAATCAAATTTTTCAACGCTTCTTGAACTTTTTCATGAACTTTTCATGTGAAACTTGGCACAACGCACAAAATGTTTTTCATGTTTATTTTTTGTCACAAATTAAAGCATTGACGCATTCATTGAAAACCCGATCGGCAACAAGTGAAATCGTTTTGTCAATTTCTTCCCGTCATTCTTTGTTTTCGCAAGTCGCTTTCACTCATGAAACGATCGTTGCAAATTTATTTTGAATTTCGGGTTTTTTTTCCGCTAATAGCAAAATCGCGTCCGTGTGCTTGCTATCTTTTGCATTGTTCAACAATTGTTCAAATTGTGAAATCTTTTTTTCGTCCATTTCTGATCAATTATGAATTAAAATGGAAATTCTTGAACGTCTTCTTTTTGTGCAACTGTTCAAACTTCAACCGCTTTTCGTCAACGGATTGTGTTGAATGTTCATTTTTCCGTTTCCTTACAACTGATTGAAAAATTCACGTCATAAATTTTTCATTCGTCCATTGCACCCGCAATCACAAGACGATCATTCGAAAAATCGATTGCAATTGTGTTCGGAAATTCAATTTCCGGCTCTGTTTCAACAAAAATCAATGTTTGTTTTTTGAATTCGTTTTCTCATTCACCGAATGTTTGAACGGCAAGTTTTTTTTTCAATTCTCATCTAATTTTCATTTGATATTATTTTTTACTTAATAAAAACGTCATGAATTTTTGATTTGATCGTTTTTTCCGATCAATTCTTTTTGTCTTTGAATATTTTTTCGGATCCGGTTTGTAAAGTGATTGACGCGTGATCCCGAAAAATTCACAAAAATGTTGCATTCAAATTCTACGTCACATGATCGGAAATTCTTTCAAGAATTCGTCATGCAATTGTTGGATCTTTTTTCACGTTTCGTTCATTTCTATTTTGGCGTAATGACTAAATTGTGCGAATATACTATTTCACAACCCGCAATGTCTTCACCGTTTGAAATTTTTTCTTTGATTGCTTTTTTATCAATAATGATTTCAACTTTTTCTTTTTTGAATTCTTGCGGGATCAATTCTTCGTCATTGATTTTCAAAGATCAAGGACTTTTTTTCAATGTAAACTTTTGATTTACAAATTCAACTGATTTCAACCCAATTTGCAACATTGAATTGACAATATTTGTTTTTTTCTCATTTTCAATGTTTTCCAAAACTTGCAATTCTTGTTTTTTTTCTTGAATTGATTTTCGAAATTCGGTTTCATAAAGTTCACGTTCAAGATTTGCAATGTCCAATTTCAATGATCAAATCTTTTGTTGCAAATCCCGAATGCTATTTCAAACCGCTTGCAATTCTGTTTGTTTTTCGTCCATTTTTAATATTTTACAAAATAAAAATTATTTTTTTTGAATTTTTGATTTTTTCCAATCGTTGTGAAATTTCGAACGTGGATCACTTGCGGGGTAAATGTCAACGTCATGATCCGTCACAATCTTTTCAATTTCAACCGGTGGCAAATTTTTCAATTCTTCATTTTCTTGTTGTAATTTTTCAAACTTTCATGAAATTTCATCATAATCCCTTTCAATATCAATGTCCATTTTTCAAAATTGTTCTTTCATGACTTCAAATTTTTTCAATATTGCAATTTTTTTCGCTTCATCAAAATTTTTCACAAGTTGAATTTCGTCTTTTTCGTATGGATCCGAAAAAACATTTTTCTTTTCGTAATAATAAACCGTTCATCAATTCTTTGGCAAATAATATGTGTCCAATTTTTTCGCGTGTTTTTCGATCAAACGTCACAACCACGCCGGACATTCCATGTATCAAACAAATCTAATTTGTTTTTGAAATAAGTTCTTCATCTTGCGTATTTTGTAATAAATTAAAATTGTTGACTAATTCGTCAAGGCACAATCCAAATTGTGTCATGTCTTGGATCATTGCACATTGCAACAATCCGGCAAATAAAAATTCAATCATTTTGTTTATTTTTCATCAAATAAAGCGTCAAAATATTTTTCAAGATCTTTTCGTCGCACCCGCCCTTTTCTTCAATCCGGCGTTTTGATCAAAACCCAATCTTTTTTTGAATTTAATATTTCAATCATTTCCATTGCTTCAAAATATAAATTATTTGATCGGTGGCGGGACTTTTATTCACAAATAGTCGGCGACTTCAATTGCTGTTTCAATCAATTCTGAATATTCGAAACGTGTCATTGTCGTTGACGTTTGTTTTTGCAATAATCATTTCATGATCCCGTGCAAATATTCTTTTCAATCCATGATCAAAGGCAAATCCCCAATGTAAAACCATTGAACGCCGGAATATCACGTTTCATTTGCAATTGTTTCAAGCACCACGCCCCAATAGTAGCCCTGTTGTGCGTCCGTTTTCATTTTGTATTTCTTAATTTCAACGGAATATTCGCCGTCCTTTTGTGCATTGATCCAATCAATGCACGTTTTCAATTCTACTTTTCCGGACTTGTTCACAAGTCGTTTCATTTTCTATTTTTCAAAATAAATCATTGAATTTCCATTGATCGTCTTGGCGAAACGTCAAATTTGTCTTGAATTTTTTTCAATGTTTCGTCATTGCATTCCATTTTTCATGTTTCAACTGATTGTTTGAATGTTCCCCGTGTGATTTCGTCAAATATTGGCTTTTTTCATGTGAACGGCACGTCTTCGGTTTCCTTTTTTTCCGTTTTTGGCTTTCGTTCTTTGACGTCGTCTTTTTCCGGATCGTCGCCCGTCGAAATTTGAAACGTTTTCATGAATATGTATTTCACCGCACCCGTGATTGCTTTATAAACTCACTTGTCGCCCGTGTCGTTTCAACTTCAACACGCCGTTCATTCGATCATTGATCATGTGTCAATGTCAACGAATTTATAATTCACAATCACGTCCGTCACAAATTGTTTTGTTCATGATCTTGTTGGTGAAATTTCACGGCACCCCGTGATTTCGCTTGAATAAACAAAACAAATTTCATGTTTATCAAATAACGTTCTGAATGTTTGTGAAATTTGATCGTCTGAAAAATAGGAATAATTTTGTGTTTCATTTGTTCAACCTTTTGTCATTCCGTCTTTTATTTCTTTTCTGACGTCAACAATTTTCTTGTAAATAGTGCAATCCATTTTTTGATATTTTATAAACTAAAAATCATTTTTTTTCTTTTAATTATTTTTTTGACAATTTCAAGTAAATTTTCAATATTTTCTGTTGTGTTTTTTGCGTGGATCTTTTCATGATGAAAACGGCACAAAGCAATCAAATCGGATCCGTCGGAATTGTGCTTTCTTTTTCCACGCATTGAACGTCTAATATGATGAATGTCGGACGCAATGTTCGGACATTCCGGAATTTCACAAAATATGACGTCGTCGGGTTGTTTATTCCTTGATTTTAATCGATCCGCTTGATATTTTTGCATTTTCTTTGTCTGATTTTATAAATTCGAAAACGTATTGTTCAACATAATCCGAAAACGTTTCCATGATTTTTTTTGTGTTTATTGGATCCGCACAAACCAAACAACGTCACAATGATTGAACGAATGATCCGCCGTATTTTTCAAACGCATTGATCAAATCACCTTTTGAAAATTCAACACGGTCAATCGCTTCAATATGATCACCAAAATTTTTGATTTTCGTCAAAATAAAATTTTCCCGATAATCGTCAACATTTAATTGATAAATCAAAGACGGTTTTTTCATTTTTTTCATTTTTATAATTTCAAAACTAAACATTCATACGCACAAAGCGAAACGATCAAAACAACCAACCGGATTTTTCATTTTGTCGTTTTTATTTCTTGCAATGTTCCCCAAAGTGCGACAATATAAATTATTCGCAATAATATTTCCAATCGTTTCATTGTTTGTTTTATGATCTAAAAATTTCCATTGCTTGACGTTTTTTCCATAAACAATCGACGCACAAATAATGTCATTTTTCTTGCGTATGAAACCAATATTTCTTTTTTGCGACAAATTTTGCGTTTTGATCGTTCAACGGTTTCCCGCAACATTCACATTTCATTTCAACATTATTATCAAATTTTACGTCTTTGACTTGTCGGCTTTCGTTTAATGCAACCATTTTCGGACAAAATAACAATTAAAAATTATGAATAAAAATCATAATGCAAATGATCAAAGCAACACCCCGATCAAATTCAAACATGCAAGGATTATTCACTTGTCTTGATCCGTTGTTGAATTTCGGAATGTCGTTTTTGTTTTCGGAAATCAAACCATGACGTTTTTTTTCATTCTTCTTGCGGTTTGTGAAATAAAATTATTTTGAATATTCTTCGCACCTTTTTATTGCTCATTTCATCGTCTTGAATGATCTTCTTGAAAATAATACTCTAAATTCTTCACCGTCCCAAACAGAAACCATGTATAATCAATTGTTTGAAAAATAATTGATCTTGAATTTCTGTCCATTGTTTGATAAATAATCAATTGAAAAGTTTTCGTTCATTTTGCTTGCGGTTATATAATAAAAGGCAATCCATCTTTCATTTTGTTGTCTTCATTATATATTTATTTTTTACAATTTCAAGTCAATTTTTATTTTTTTATTTGACAAATTCAATTCTTGTTATATGTTTATTTCTTGAACGATAGGCATTCCGGATTTTGCTTGGATCTGGAACGGCAAGTCGCTTTTCAAGACAGATTTGTGCTTGATAGTCGCCGGAACTTCGGCGTGGATCGTTCAACCGGACATTGTTTGTTCTGTTTGGCATGAGTTGGCAAAGTCATTTTGCACCGGCTCGGCTCACTGAATTTGGATGAAAATTCGCTTCTCAAATAAAAGTCAAAACAATGTCTATATTCCCGGATATTCCCTTATATCGTAAATTCGCCCGTCTGTTTTCGTCTGAATAATAATCTTTTCAAACGATCAATATTTCATAATCAAGCGGATTTGGATCGTATATTTCCGGAACATATCTTTCACCGCACTCAAACGATCAAACCAAAAGCAACAATCATGCAACAAAAACAAGTCATTTCATTTTGAATGTTATTCAAATAAATTTCTTAATCTGAATTTCCTTTTTTCGTTTTTGTATTCTTCATGTGTCTTTGATTTTTCGTTTTCAATGTCCCGTCTATAAACCATTTTTCGTTTTTCTTTGTCCGTGTCCCACGCTTCATGACAATCTGACAATCTTTTTCAATTCATAGTGGCAACACGACTATAAACCGGACATTTTCATGTATAGAATGCGTATCACATAGGTGTTGGAACTCGTCCAATCTTTTTGCATAATTTTTCCATTTTTTTGTCCGGAACTTCAAACAATTGTTGAACGATCAAATCGAAATATTGCATTTTTGCAAATATTGAATATTGCACCGGTGTCAATCATAATTCTGAAATGATCGCCGGACGTCATGTCTTCAAATGAAATCAAATCAATTTTCACAACATTTCAATTTGTTGTTTTCAAAGTTTGTGTGTATATGCGGTCATAATATGTCCGCAACATTCACATTTTTTTTGATACTTCATGGCTATTTATAATGAATTAAAAAACTCAATTTTTTTTATTTTCCTTTGCTTTTAATTTTTCAATTTCTTTTTCCAGTTCCTTGATCCTTGCTTTCAATGTTTCAATTTCTTTTAATCGTTCACGGATTGTTTCTTTTTGTGTGCATACATACATATTCAATATTTATTAAATAAAAAAGACACACAATCAAATCGGGGGATCGTGTGTCTTTTCTTCTATATGTGAACAATATTTCTATTGTTTTTCATATCATAATTGTGCTTTGATCACCCCGAATGATCATGTTCAATATATAAATAAAAAATAAAATTTCAAGTCTTTTTTTTACTTTTTTTTGTAAATATTTTTTGTTTGTTTTTCCTTTTCATGACTAATAAATAAATAAAAAAAAGAAACATAATTTCTTATATTTCTTTTTTTTTGAGGAGTTTTGTCTGTATTCTGAACCAATACAATCAATATATTTGATGAAGACATAGACTTTCGTCGGTGAGAACTTCAAGAACTTGTCTCAAAATCCCCTCCATGTCCCCTCACAATTTTTGCAATTTATTTCACAAAAAAAGTTATACAAACATATTTATTTGTATTGGTTCATGTAGGATTTGAAGACAAGCACCATCCGATCGTTATGGCTTAAAGGACTTTTCGTCGTATGTCGAACCCCTTTCGCTTGCTGTTGTTTGATCCCCTCACAACAAACAACACAATGATTTTTTCATTGCTCAATTCCCTTGATAATAAAACAAAAATAAAAATCAAGAAAAAAAGTATTCAAAAATTTGACAAATAAAAATTTTCGGATATAATTATATCGTCAAAATAAATGTTTGACCTTTTATATTCTTACAAAACCGCAATGGAACAAAAAACAAAAAACCTTGAAACTTTACAAATCAAAGCAAAAGGGCTTTGGATCTCTTACATGAAAACGAACGACGTTTTCAAATCTTCAATTCTGCTTAAAAAGTGGAATAATACAATGAACAAAATCTTGAAACTTGAACAAGAAATTTCAAAACTTTTATTTGATGACCTACACGCTAATGATTAAAAACGCAATAAAAAACAAAATCGTCAAAGATATTGAAAAAGGAAAATTCTTTCAAAATCTGATCCGACGATTTGATAAACTCGCAATTTGTGGATTGTTTTTCCTTGTTTGTGTCTATTGAAAAAACCGAACATTTGAATTTTTGAAAACTTATCGCTCAATTGTCTATGGTGGAATTTTTATCAATCTATTTTGATTTTTTGATACGATACTCTCTGGCATTTCAAAGTTTTGGCAAATTATCCCAAAATTTGAACTGGAAAAAACAACGTCAAAAGACGCTTTGGACGGCATGAATAAATCAAATTTGATTGATTTCTTGATCAAAAAAAATTGATTTCCTTTCATGGACGCAAAAAAGCAATTTGGAATATCTCCGCAAGATTTCAAAAAAATTGGCGATAATCTTGAACGTGTCGGAATTCTAACACGTGGCGAAAATAACGCAAGGATTTTGAAACAATGAGTTGATCGCGAATTATTACAAAAAATATTCACTTGCGAAAACTCAAACGATCTATTCCCCCCACTACTCCGCAACGGAAATTCAATTGAAGTGCAAAACTTATAAAAACCCCTTACGACCTAAAAAAAACCATAAAAAAACGACGTAAAAACCACGCCGTTTTTTTTGAAAAACAAAAACCGGACACCGCTTGCATGGATCCGGTCTTCGTATGGATTGCAAAACCGCAAGAGAATTGCAACGTCAATATATTATTTTTTATCTTAATTTCAACAGATTTTCTTCAATATATTTCAAATTGTTATTCCTGATCCATTCGTTTGTTTCATGTAATTTCTTTTTCAATGTTGTGTCATTCGTAGCATGTCGCAACTGGCTATTATATTCCAAAGAATTCAAACAAGCAGTCTTGACTTTTTCAAGTCTTTTTATTTCTCAAATATTATCTTCTTTCACATTCGTGAAGACATACGCTCGCGTATGAAAAATTCATGCGTTGTATAAATCGGCATTGCTGACATTGATTTTCACATATTGGCTTTTGCTACCATCGTAATTGTCTTTTAGTTGCTTTCTTCAATCTTTCATTATTTCGTTTTCACAATGTCAAATCAGTTTTTTTTGTCATTTTGTGGCTCTGTCAATCTCTCCATTTTCTTCATAATCTTTCACATAATCGGCAGTATAATTGAAACTTACTCACAAATTATAGTTTTTATTCATGATCATGTTGCATTTTTCATCATTCTGAAATAATACCGCATAATATGCAGACGGATTTTCCGGAAATTTTTTATTCCACCGATCACAAACCAAAGCAAAAGCATTTTTCGTATATCGTCATTCATTCGCAACTCTTCATCTTTTATAACTCAAATCATCAATTTCTTTTATTTCGTCCAAACTGAATTTGTAATTTTTCAAATCTGACATTGCACCGACTGCACAGAATATACTACAACTTTTTTTACTTCGATTTTGTTTTCATTGATTGTAATTATATCTGATTGTGTCTTGCATGAACAACTCCGGCAAATTATATATATCTGCTTCGGTCAATAAGAAGTCACTGACTTCGTATCAATCCCCCAGACATCAATTTATTTCCAAGTTCTCCATTGGCTTTTATCTCAAAAAATAAAACAAATAATTCTCCAAAATTTTTTCAATTTTCTTTGAATTGATTTCAAAATTTCATGACATTTTTTGGATTTTATTTTTCCGGAACTCGTCACTTTGTTTTGAAATAATTATAAAACAATTGACTTGAAGCATAACAACCAGAAACAATTCAAAGCAATTGTTCCCATTGAACTGGATGTGTTTCGATCAAATAACGATTGACGAAATAATATCAAATTCAAAGTAAAATTGGCAAGATAATTGAAACGGCTGTTTGGCTCAATTTCGTTTTGATTGACAACCATGTTATAATTTGCGAAACAAGTCCACCGATCAAATCAAAAATAATGATTTCCATGTTATATCAATAAAAATATAAAAATTCAAATCACGGCAACTATTCCCAAAAATTTGAATATTGCAATATCAAATTTCCACATTGAAACGATCAACAGTATTATCAAGAATATTATTCAACAATCTTTCAACATTTTTATTTTTTACAAAATAAATATTATTTGTGGTCTTCCCACTGCTTTTTGATCCGGTCAAGGTCTGTTTGGATCCTTGCAAGTTTTTCGTTTATTTCAACTGCGTCAATTGTCTTTTTGAATTCTTCAAGCGTTTTGATCCTATTGTTCAAAGTCGCCCGAACAACTCAAAGTCCAAAGATGAACGAAACAATTGAAATGATCGTCTGTGGCTGTTGTATTCGTGTTTGAATGTCCATTTTTTATTTTTACAATATAAATTTTTTAATCAATAACGTTTTCAACATATCAATCGACAACGTCTATTTTTTCAAGAATTACTTGTGTGATTGAAATTCAAATGCTGGCTGAATATCATTTTCACGCAATAGCAACAGTTTCTCAAATATTGGCTGAAAATACAATAATCGCACAACATCAACCATACGCAATATGTGCGTCTGATCGGATTGTTTCATTTGATTTGTCAACATAAATCACGGACGCGTTTGTATTGTTTGTGGTTTTATTTGATCAATACGTGATCGTCAATTTATATGTTCACGCCCTTTTTATGTCAAATTGTTTCAAAACTGTTTTTGTTGTTGATGACGTTTGAACTGGATTTGACAAAACCAATATTGGCACTATATTTTTTGTCGCAAGTTCAATTTCTTTGTCTGATTTTGCAATTCAAATGAATTTGATATTTGTTCAAGGCGTTGAACTTATTTTTCACGGTGTGTCTGATAAATAATACGCTATTCAACTTGTCAATCATGAAAAATGACGACTTATTCATTCAAAATCAAAATATGGAATTTCTCGCTGATCAAACGATCATTGTGAAATTTTTATTTCTCCAATTTTTTCAATGTCGCTTGCTGTTTGTTTCATGTAATAATACGACAAAGAAAAGTTCGTCAAGCAATATGGCTCGTTATTTGAAACCGTTGTCCAATTCGTTCAATCATTTGTTGAATATGGCTTTATTGTTCAATTTTTTGATCAATAAAACAATTGAAATTGTGCGGTTGTGTTTTCTGTCGGGATAATAACAAAATGAAAAGGTGTCCCCGCCGGAATTGTGATCTCATCACTCAATTGAAAATCAATTCATTTTTTTTGATTGCTTTCTATTGAATAACTATATATATCAAATGGCTTTGAAATAACAATATTTTTTCAATCATTACAAGCGGTCAAATAATCTCCATTTGTTGAAGAAACGATCAATTTGTGTTGTGACGCGTCCGAATATGTGAAATCTCGCGGAATAGCCGTTTCAAGTCTATGTATTCAATATTTTCAAGATCTATCATTTGAATAAACAAGCACCGTTCATTCATTGTTTACTGATATTGATTGTCAATAAAATGTTACATTTGTCAAAACAGTTGTTGCAACCAATGTTGCAGTTGTTGGATCATATGCGGTCGCTAATTCATAAACCCTATATGTATAATTTGTCGATGACAAATATTGAAAAACTACAATATGTTTTCAATCTTCCGTCATAGTCATGCTTTGAAATGTCCCGAAATTTCAACCACTTTTCACCGATCCAAAACTTGACGCGTCATAAGGTGTTGACAAATCATAAACAAAGCATGATGAATTTCAATTTCTCCGGAAAAACAATTTGTTTCAATTGTCAACATATTTCATGTGGTGATAATAATTCGAATTGTTTGTTGTCGGCAAAATTTTGGCTTCAATATATGTCGCCGTTGTGAAATCATAAGGCGTTGACAAACTATATAAACGGGCTGTTTGTGGTCAATTCTGATTGTAAATGATCACTTGTTTTCAATCTGCACTCATCAAAGGCTCTCACGCTGCAAATCAATTATAAAAATCGTTTTGTGATCAAACGTCAACGGCAATGTCACCCCGTCAACCCTTGAACAAATCCAATGAAATTGATTGTTCCGTTGTTCATGAAACCAAAGTTCAACTTGGCTTTCAATTGTCGTCACTTTCAATTCTCAAAATCAAATCGTCCGTTGGTGTTTCTCAATAAACAATTCACAATTGAATTGTGATATTTTGTCACGCAATTCATGATCAATATTGTTTCACCGCAACTTTTGGCGTCGCACTATTTCCAAAGGTTTGAATATTTGTTGCATTGCTTTTTTTTATTCATTCTTCAAGATATATGCAATCTCATTCATCAAGACTTTCTCAACAAACAAAATCCAATGAACTCAATGTGCTTTTGTCTTTCAAAATATTTGTTTTCACTGTTCAAAATGAAACCCTTTTGTTTGTGAATGCTGTTTCACTATCGGACAAAATAAATTCGTCCGCAAGTTTTGGATCTGTTTTTTCTGTCAATTCATGAATAAGCAATTCACCCAAATTTCATCAAAGCGTGTCCATTCTTCGATCGACAATGTTTGTGATTTCTCATCATGAACAAGTGACTTTTGCAAGACGTGTGTATCTTGTGTCCCGTCATGTTGTTGTTGCAACAATGTTTCAACTTCAATCAATTGAAATATAATTGTCCGCATTGTCCGTCACTGAATAATCCGTCAATCATGCAAATTCTAATTGATCCGACGCACAACGGAAAACTCATGGCATTATGTCAATTTTTAATGGATCTCCGGAAATCGCCGGCAACACTCTCATTCTATCGTTTCAATAATTCTGCAAAAACAAAAGGCACTCATTTATTTTTTGCAAAATTTCTTTTGGAATATAAAGTGAAATTTGATCGTCCGCACTAAACGAAATGGCTGATTGACTTTGTGAATTTGCGTCGTCATTTGCTGGACATGGTGCAAAAGCACGCACAACGGTCAAGTCGTCGCCGTTCCTTGCTGTAATCTGGACAATTTCCCTTTTTATAACTTTTCATGTGTCATCAAAACTTTCAAGCGTTGCTATTTGTGGAAATTCCGTCCCAAATCTTGCTCATTGTCCGGTCGTCAATTGGATCGTCGTCGCTACTGATGACAACGCCGTTGACAAAGTCGCATGAACATTGTTTTTCATTATTCGGTTTGAATATCTACTCATTTTGTATATTTTTATGAATTAAATATTTGATCCCCAATATTTGTGAAATATTCCAATGTCAAGGTTGTTTGTGCATAGGTATATTTTACATTTTGAATTTGTGCGTTTTCTATATTCAATCAAAGATTTGTGATTTTTACTGTTTGTCATGGATGTATTGTTTCAATATCATATAACGTATTTACAGTAATTGAAATATTTCTTTTCATGTCTTTATTTTCCGTCAAATAATTGTCGCGATATAATTCGGCGGATGTCTGATCCGGCAAATCTGCTCTATTCAATAATATTTCGCGTTGTCCATATAATCAAATACTTGTCGGATCGGTTGCAATACTTGTTTCGTATTTTTCGCCGTTTACTTCATATAATACTTGCACAACATTGATTATTTCTTCATTGTTCTCTGGGATAGTCAAAGCATTGATATTTCTTTCATAGGTCAAAAGGTGTGTTGCTGAATTTGGTGTGTCATGATATTGGACAACCCCGTCCGCTCATATATACAAATAAAACGATAATCAATTGGCTAAATTCTTCAATGCTTTTTGGCAACTTATTCAATCAAATTGAATTGTGACGCTTGATCAATAATCGTCAATACTTTCTGGCGTATAACTCAAAATTCATGGATAAATTGTGTTGAAATAATCAATAATAAATTTGATTGTATTTGCTGGATCTCCGGTCTTGCTGAATGTTGGATCCGTTCAATTTCTCAAAATAACGGTGTCCAATAATGATCGCAAAGATAAAAACACGGCTGTAATATTTTCTTTTTGATTTGAATATTGTCTTTGAACTTGCGACAATCGTCATGAATAAATCAAAAGATCCGTTGTCCCTTTGTTATCATTCATGTAAATTTTGCAATATCTAACGCCGTCAAAATAATCCGTGTCAATTGGCAAAACCAAATTCAATTTCAATTCTCATTGTCCGGCGTCAATTGTTTCGTTGAACGAAATGTCGTTTGTAATTATTCCCGCCGGAATGACTTTCACAAAATCCATGTTGGCGTCATACAATTTCACAATATATTGTTTTTCAATTGGCTGAATTTCCGTTGAATAAATCTGGATAGTCAATGTGTTTGAATATGCTATTTCTCAAACATTCCCTTGATTGTCCACCGGTGCAACCGCACAAACAATGTCGCAAGATTGATCTGTGATTTTTATTGTATAGATATTTCATGTTTCGCCGGTTATTGCTTCGCCGTTTCTGTATCGTTGAAATTCTGTTGCTCATTCCGGATTGTCGCCGGTGTATGAATACGCAACAGTCAAAACCGATCAAACGGCTATTGTTCAAGATATTATAACGTCGGTTGCTTCTGGCATTATAAATAATTTTTCGGAAATAAAATCGCAATATCAAAATTAAATGTTCCATCGCAAGTCATGGAATATATATTTTGTCAACTTTCAAATTGTGGAAATCTTCAAGAAAAATCAATTGAATTTCAATTCAATGTCACTGTTTTTTCAATTGAATTTATTTCGAAAATGTCGTTGGCTTGTAAATCAACCGCTGTTGTGATTATATTTTGTCAAACTCAATTCGTCAATGTCGTCGTTCCGCTTGCTGTTTTTACAAGTATATTGATTATTGGATTTGAATATTCGGATCATTCATTGATAACATCTTCATTGATATTTTGTGTAATTCATGAAAATGTTTTTGAACTCCAAACTTTTTCACTTCGGAATGGATCAAGTGCGGTGAATGTCAATTTATATGTTCAACGTGTAATGTCATAATGTTTTCTTGTTATTATATCTGAATTTGTCAAACTGCACAAAATACGTCTATATACTCCGGCAACCTTAACTTGCAAATATCATGTTTTTGCTGACAAAATCTTTTTCAATGTATCAATTCTTTGTTCCATATTGTCGGCGTCTGATCAAAGGATCGTTCATTCAAGCGTGATCGTCCTTTGTTTATAAAAACGGTCTAAAACTCCACCACCGTCATTTTTCGGGTTATCGTATGTCAACAAATTTATTTTTGGCATATTCCGGAAATTGATCGTATTCGTCACAAAATTTTGATTTTGTAAACCAAAACCGTTGAAAATTATGTCGTCCATAATTCCAACGGCTCATGCTCTGGCTCATCCATTGAATAAAAACTGATTGAATTGTGCAATATTTGGCATTTTATATAATTATTTTAATAAATCCCCTTTTTATATAGTTCAAGATTTCTTGTTATTGTTTCCGTGATCGTTTCTGCAAGTGCGACTTCGTCGGATCAATTATTCACGGCAACTCATCCAAAATTCACATTGACTGTAATATTTCACATTTGATCATTTGGAACAATATTTCATGAAGTATTTGGCACAAATAATTCCGGTCATTCTTCACCGACAATATAAGGCGTATTTGCTGAAACTGGTCATCCAACGGCTTTTCATTTTAATATTGATTTTCAAATTGATATTCAAGCAGAAACAACTCATGAAGCAAGTCCATTTTCTGCACTTTCTCTTGCAAAATCTTTGATCGCTTCAATTGCTCTTTTCACTTTATCAATAAATCATTGAATTTTTTCGGTCAATTGCACAAATTTTTCTTGAATTTGTGGCAATACTGCTTTCCAATCATTCCATAAATCTTTGATCGTTCTGATTGGACTTGTGATCGCTTGCAATGTATTATTTAATTCGTTTTTCAAATATTGTCAAAAGGTGTTTGCTTTGTCTTTCGTCGCTTGAATTTGCGTTTCCAATTCTTGCATTTTTGCACGATATTCTTCTTCCGAAATCAATCATGCGTTGTATGCTTCATTCAATGTCGCAACTTCTTGATTATATATCGCAAGTTGCTCATCCGTTGAAACGATCTTTTCTTCCAATAAATTCAAACCGGCTCGGACTAACGACAACGCCCCAATCATTCAAACTCATGGTCAACCCAGTGCGGTCAATATTGGTAATAAAACCGGCAAAACATTTGATAACGCAAAAGTCACTCATGCAACGGCCGTTCAAATCAATAAAATTTTACTTGCTAATTCTGGATTTTCTGCGATCCAATCTGAAACCTTTTGAATGATTGGCTCTAATTTTTTCATGACATTCTCTAAAACCGGGATCAATGCTTCACCCACTCTTGTCGCCATTTCTTGAAAACTATTTTTCAACGCTTGCAATCTTTCCGCCATTGTCTGTTGTGGCTCTCAAAATTCGTCAAGTGCTTTTCTTCATTCAACCAATGTTGCGTTGACTAACGCTTGCGTTTTTTCTGCTTTCGTCAATTCGTTTGACGCTTTTCATATTTTTTGTGCATATTCTTCATACGCTTTTTCACTATCAATAATAATTCAAAGATTGTCCAAAATCATTGGACTTCCTCTTCAAAGTCATGTCACAATGTCATTGAATGACTGCGTCACGTCTTGTCACATTTGTTGTCCGTATAATCTGGCAATCTTCATCAAATCCGTCATGTCTTCCGTGTTTTCTGCAACTCATAATTTCATCGCCCTATTTGCTGACAACATCAAGTCATATTCTCCAACCGCACCTTTTGACGCTTCTTTCAATGATTTCAACATCTGATCCGAACTTTGTCAAACCGTTTTCGTCAAATTTTCAAAAGCATTTTTCACTGGCTCTAATTCAACGGCTTGTTTTACTGCGTATGTTCAAACTCCGGCAAGTGCTGTCATTGCAATTCATGAATATTTTTTCACGGATTTCAAAGCACTTTCCAATTTCTTTGAC